CTTTTTTACTAATCATTATACTAATGGTGCTCCTGATTGTTCATCGAATAGTATGTTTTCTCTCCAATCTCTGACAACACTATAGTACCCATAATACGTAGGACTACTATCATGAACTCCAAGACCACCTTCTGCATAATCTGTTTCTAAGAATTCTATAAGGTGTTCTGCTTCTTCTATTAGGCCAAGTGTAAGTTCATCTTGACTTTCAATTTCGAGATAATCTAATAAAGAGTTATATGCATTATCGTATGCTTGTTGATGAACCCAATCATCTGCTTTATAGATCATCTTACTCCAATTCCAATCTTGCTTTAGATTGAATTCTTTTTTATCTGACATTATTATTATACTCCGTATAGATTCTCATATTGCTTACGTAATTGTACCAACTCTTCGATATGATCTTGAGGGTTTGATGTAAACAACTGAAAACCTGATTGCCCTTCAACTGCAACGATGGCAGTCACTTCTTCAATTTCTTGACCTGTTAATTCTTCAACCATAAGTGCATATGCAGTCATTTGGACATACCACCCTGTTGCCATGCTTTCAGTCTTCATCTTACTAGAAGTCTTAAAGTCGATGATTGATAAGACATTATCAAATAGACCTACACAGTCTACTCGTCCTGCCATTTTAAGTTCTGTTGAATAAAGAGGTGCCTCTAAGGCAATAGGTATGATTTCATCTAGTACTGGTTGTACACCTTTAAACATACTCTCTTGTAAGATATCATCAAACTCTATGTACTCTTTTTCTTTTCTAAGATAGTCTTCTACGAGTTGATGAAACTTTGTACCTCTTCGTGTTGCTCGTGCTGATACTCTGTTTGCTTCTTCCGCACCAACACGTTCTCTCCACAATTTAATCTGTTCTCTGCTTCGAAGACCTGTAACTGTCGTTACTGATGGGTACTTGATAGTACCAGTAGGATCAACATAGAAACGTTTTCCATCTTCTTGTATGGTGTTTAGTTGAATGTCTTCGAGTTCATGTAACTCTACTTTGTTTAGTTTTAATTTAGTCATAATCTATTCTACTTCTTTTTGCTCTGTAGGTCAACATGTTTTTTGATAGTATCTCTAGTCTTCACTTCTTTTGCAGACTTTCTATGATACCTTTCACCAAGTGGTGTGTCGATATTGTTTGATGCAATCTTAGACATCACTTCTTTAAATCCAGAATCTGGTTTAACTCTGTCCCCAATCCCACCCACTGTAGTTGGGGCAGAAAGAACTTGTTGCTTTAGATGTGGGTTATTTGCTTTGAATTCATCTAACTTAGTGTAAGACATGATATGTTCTTCCACCTCATTAGTATCAGTGTTTAGAAAGTCGTATGCTGGCATTAGATTGGGTTTCCTTGTATTCGTTTCTCTACAAGTTCTTTCACTTTCTCTTCTGAATACCAAAGACCACTAAACATTTCTTCGTGATCTGGCCAAGTAACTATGTAACGTTTGTAACCGAATGGTCTTTCTGAGAAGATTCTTACATCTCCGTATGATTCAACTAATACTCTCATGCTAACATAAACTCTGGTACAGGTCTACCTGTCCATTTTGCGAAATCTTTTTTGTAGATTCTATAGTATTTATGATACGCCTCAACAGTTGATTCTGTCTTGACATCATCAGGCATACACTGAGGTGGTTCTGACCATCTACCAAGTTTGATATTGTCAGGTAGATTATTAAGAACATTTCTAAGTTTAGTATCTGTCAGGTGTTTCTTTTCATACCTGTAAGTATACTCTTCACATAGATTAACAAACATATCGTATGCAAATTGATATTGAATAGCATTCTCACGTACCCATCGTGTAGAGGGGTGATTGATATGACTTGCTTTGTATAAGATGCCTTCACGATCTGGATCGAGACGCCATCTTTGTATTCTACGTCCACTAGATGCATCAGTGTATTGATCACCATCGAGTATACGATGTGCCGTTGATAGCATCTGGGCATACTCGATAATCATCTTAACTACATGTTTGTCACAGTGTAGTTTTGCTGATACTTCTGGTTGTCTGTGTAAATAAAATAAATTCATACGTTGCTTTCTATGTTGTCTACAGTACATTGTACACTATCAACTGTACTTTGTAAAGATGATATTTCAGATTCTAGTGTACTCATTGCACTATCCATCTGATCAATCATAGAATGAGTTGCATTTAGATTATCGTTAATCTCGTTTAATTTATCCATTAAATTTTCAAATAGTTTATCCATTATTACCTCACTTATAAAAAATATGATCTGTTATTATTACTGTCTCGTTAAGACTTTCATTCCAATATGGATCGACATATAAAGAATGATAATGTGTTGCACCTTCTGTAATGTCAGGATATAAACCCATGATTACATCTTGTGCTATTAGATACGATTCAAAGAATGTATCAGTGTCTAGAGGTTCATCTGACTTGCCATCACAGAACCAACTAAACTGACATTGATTACGAATCGGCACTTGTTTGCCTTTCCAATTCTCACGCCACTTTGCTTGGTAGATTACACCACAAATATCTTTAGGGTATGCACTATGATCCATACGATTTAGTACTACATGTGCTACTGCTACTTTACCAGCAAGTGGTTGATTACCTGCTTCAAAATAGATGTTCTTTGCCATACATACTACTTCGCCATTCTCATCGGCCGCATGTACGTTCTGAACCATCACTAACATACCAACTATGAAACCAAACACTGAACCAAAACTGAAACCAATTAATGTTTTATGAAATTGTTCTTTAACGTGTCCGTCAATTACTTTTCCGTATTTACTTGTCATTCTTTTTCTCCCACCACAAAGGTATTTGTTTTCCGAGTCGTCTCTCGTTGCTCATGTGAACACCTAAATATGCCATGTGACCCATGACAATCAGTGCAATGATTCCTAGTAGAATGTCCATTAACAACCACTAGTCATATGAACGTAACCCTCGTCACACTCACTGAGTAGTTCTCCACATAAACAATACTTCTCTTCTTCGGGATCTGGTGCACCGACCATATCTCGAATATCTGCTTCAGTTAGAGTTTGCTCACCGTTTACAGTTGAACACTCTGCTAACAAATTAATATATTTCTCTTCCATTATTCTTCTCCTATTAAACTAAAATGATCTTTCCAGAACTTGTCTGTCTCCTCTTCTCTGATCTCATTTGACACCCTTAACTGTTTAGGTGTAATGAGTAATGCTTCACAAAAATCTAACAACACATCACCAAAGGGTATACGATTGTTAGAATGCCAACGAACTACATCACCGGGTGCGACATAGAAATCGTTCTTGTATTTGTTGACTGCATCGTCTGTAGTAGAGAATGTACCTGTCACACCCCACCTTGAGTATTGACGTCCAGCAGACGTTACTCTATCTTTAAACTTTTTTGGATATTCTCTGAACTTCATACAAAACTCCCGTTTCTTTTAGTACCAGCAATAGCACCTGAACAGTAACCAGGTCCGTATTGCATTCTCTCTGTCAACTTGTAACCTTCGAGAATGTTACCTCTCGCGGTGTTAAGAGTTGGGGCAGACCACCCCGATGCTTTAAGAACATCACCAACTTTGAACTTATTGTTGCCAACGTTAATGAAACCCCACACTGAGGCACCACTACCATTTGCATCGTCATAGTTGATTACTTTGATATACTTCTTACCGATTTTGAAATCGTAATAAGAACCCCTTTCTTTGCAATGATCCCAAACAGAATGTTGGATAGATTGTAACTCATCACAAAGGTTTTGAACTGCATCTGCTAGTTCAGTTGCTTTTGCTATTGCATTCATATAGTCTCTCCTATAGTAATTAATAAAAATACTCCTAGAATAGGCAAAACAAAGTCCAAGTCTAGAAGTCCGTGTGTATTAATAAATCTCATCATGTTTATAGTATATAAAAAAGTGAGACCCATAGTCAAGGGGTTGCATTACTTATTTTCTAAGTAAGTCTGTAATGCTTTGCGTTCAATAGGTTGCAAGTCTGCTATGCTATTGATACGTGACCAAGTTGTGCCGATTGTAGTTAGTTTATTACCACACACTACTGCGGCATTCCACATGGCATCATCGTCAGGAAACAGTTCATTCTTTTCACACAAGGCGATCATAGTTCGACCGATTTGTACGAGTTGCTTTACTGCTGGTGAATCGTCATAGTAAGATATTGACATTTGTATACTCCGTTAATTAATTTAGAGTACATCATATCAAAAAGTGAGGGTTAAAGTCAAAGACTTTTTTGAATATTATTAAGTTTTTCGATTTGTTTCTGAATCATTTCTGATCTGTTCGGCCAGTAAATGTAGTCTTTGTCTGAATCCTTCATTAAATTCTCAAGCAATGGTCGTATGAAGTCGTCCATCTGTGAGATAACTTCTTTAGATGTCTGGGTCTTTTCGACTATCTTTGTATCGACCGATGCCAGTTCATCGGCATCCATTGCCGTAAAACCAAAATCGTTGTATTCTATATCTGACATAATTATATATTTAGTTAGTTTGTGTATGTATTTAGTTCATTACTTAACAAGTATTCTGTGACACCTTGGACACCTGATTGATATTTTGCCATGTTATCCCTAAGAGAACCCAGACAGAACCGTTTGGTAATTCTAATATCGTAATGATCTGGAGTTTCGAACTCTAAGTTAGTGTCATGATACTCAGACTCTTTTACAGTATCTAACCATATAACGAAATCACAATTAAGAAACTTTCTCATTTCATTATATGGGCATACAAAGTCAAAGATGCCTAAATCATAATGTGAGAATCGATATGCTTGTCTGAGTCTACCTTCTCTTGTAAAGTCCCAGTCGCCACACTTCTCTCTAAAGGTATCTCCGTTGTAATGTGGTATGATAAAGTGGTGTGCTAGTTCTCTTGCTAGTGTTGTTTTGCCTGATCCAGGTAACCCTGTGATTAAGATTGTTTGCATTGAATGACTATATGCCTATGATAATCTTCTGTATCTTTTATATATTGAAACTCGATGTTGTCACCTAGTTTAAATGGGCATAAGTCTTCAGATAGTATAAAGAACTTGTTGTCTTCATCTACGTCAAAGTCTTCTGTCTTTGGATTTCTATTAGTGGTATACCAATATAATGGTACTCGTTTGAACTCTGCATCGTCTTCATAGACCTCGTTGTCTACAATGATCTTATCTTCATGAAAGTATAGTAATGCATAGTCTAATTGTCTTAGACCAAGGAGTGTAACGTAGGTGTTAGGTAAGTCGACTCGAACACAACCCTCGATGTTCGAAAGTTCGTGTTCGTAAGTTCGACTTATTTTTGATATGTCTATTGACTTAGCAGTGTCTACTTTAGAAGTAACCGCCGTCTTGTCTATCGGTTGTATCGCCATCTTCTTCACCCTCTTCTGTTGCACTAACAAACTCACCTGCATCTTGTAACTCTTTAATGAATGCTTGTGCATCATCTAAGAAATTGACAATCATTGCAGTCTTAGTATCAGACATTGATACATTACCAAACTCTAGGGTATCTGCAAGAGTTTTAATTTCAGATTTAGTCATTTGCTTCAGTTCTGATTCTGAAGGTATAGTGATTTCTTCAAACTCTTCTTCTGCTTCTTCTTCTCTGAGTTTGTTCTTTTCATCTACAGCGGCCTGCAAATCTTCTACACTGTCATAAGTCTTGATTTCTTTTTCAAGTGTTGACGGTACTTTAGCATTAGAGATTACTGGTGTATCTGTCTTAGTGAAGTTTGGTTGTGACTCAGTATCTTCTTCTGCTATCTTTAAATCTGGTATCTCATCTTCGAACATATCGAGTTGAGTTTCTTCGTTTGCTACAGACTCTACTTCTTCATAGAACTCTTCTGTTCCTGGTGCATCTTCAGGTACATCGAGAACAGTTTCGTTTTCGAATGCATCTGCTAGTTCGTTTGCTTCGAGCATTGCATCGTCTAAAGTCTTCTGCTCTTGCACTTCATCTGCAAACTCTTTAAATGCTTTCTTAGTGTCTTCTACTTTTTCAACAAAGTCACCATCTTGAGAAATGGGTTTATCATCATTTGGATTCATCGATCTTGCTAGAGCAAACGCCCCGGTAGATTTCATTTCTACAGGTTTAGTTTCTTGTGGTTGTGAAACAGATACTACATTAGAAATACCTTTCTGTAGGTCTTGCATTTTCTTTTCAAGTTCATGTACTCTTGCTTCAGCATTTTTTCTAGCAACTCGTTCTTCGACAAGTTTTTGTTTCTCTTGTTCTTTAAACTTTGCTTGTGTCTCTAGGAGTTCTAGTTGCTCTTCTTCTTGCAATTCAACAAGTCTACGTTGTTGATTTTCCATGTACGTTTTATGATCAAGTTGGGCCTTCCTGATTTCGTCTCTAACTAATACCATTGCATCAAGTTCTTCTAACTTAATGAGACCTGCTTTTAGTTGACCCTGTAAGATCAAGTCTAAGATTGGTAATGATTGGGGTGAGAGAGTTGCTTTGTAACCTCTTACACGTTCTTGCAACTTCTCAATTTCGGTTTGCTCAACTTGTTCTTGAGCAAAGTTTGATTGGGTTTCAATTTCTGCCATAATAATATCCTACTTAAAAAAATCCATGGAGCGGTACACGACTAGAAGTTTACACATAGAAGTTAACATTAAACTTCCTTTTTCTTTTATGTATAGTCTCGGACCACATTAATATTTATTAAAAAGTAACGTTTGGGAATGCCTTTTGGGCGATCTCTTTCGTTATATTTTTAAAGGGATTAGTCTTATCTTTAACTAATTCCATTAACTCTGCTTCCTTCTCAGGAATGCCTTCAAGTAGTTCAATCCACATAGTTTCTCTTTTTACTTGTGGTACTTGTTCTGTAACAAAGTACTTGAACTTCCTAAACTCAAATCTTAACTGTGTTTGTGATAAGTCAGGACCAGGTGCATCGTTTACTTTGTATGGTGTTTTACCTGCTGGTAATGTTGACTTGATATTATCATCAAACAACCATTGTAGTACTGCTTGTACCGCACCGTTCCTTTGTCCAAAATGAATTAGACCATTAATTGCAAAGTCTTCGTTTTCTTCTGCAACTAAGTCTGCTTGACAAAGAATCTCATATGCATCTGCATTGTTAGTTAGTTTCTTTTTCTCTGTCACTAATTCCATTTTAGGTTTGTTAGGAGCACCCTTTGGTCTCCCTCTTCCTCTTTTTTTCTTTTCTGTCATAATGAAAAATCTCCAATATTATCTAATAATTGATCTAGTCTATGTGTTCTAAGATAGTCAAACACTTTACCTCTTACAGGTGCAGTCTTATCAAACTCATCTAGTATTGCTTGTTCAATATCAGATGGTATCTCTTCAAAGTCAATGAGTGTTTTGTTTCTCACATAATTACGATAGTATTTATCGTCATTCTCAATAGAGATTCTTAGATACTTTTCTTTAATAGGTTTACGTAGTGGTGTCTGTCGAATACCTTCATCTAAACAGTTATCGTTAGATAGAATGTTTGGTATACCATCAGACTTATCACCTATTAGTATATGTTCTTTTAAAAACATTTCTGCATCTTCGCATTCGACCATTCTGTTTAGATTGGGTGAATACTGTTCTACGTTTGGATATTTATGTAGTTGCTGAAAGTCTTTATCACCAGATACAATTAAGATATTATCCTCTGCTTGATGATGCTTAGTTAATATCGCAATGATATCATCTGC